AGCTCTTCATTGATACTTGCGGCCATTATTTAATCCTGTGTCTTATATGGGCTGATTATACCATTATTGGCGTGATCGCGTGATACTGATTCTAGCCGCCTCAGACGCCGGAGCGAAAGCGGTTGCGGCGGAGGCATCGAGCCAAAGGCTAACGTCATCTACCGCGTAGTTAAACTGTATGTAATCGCCTGCGTTCAGTTCTATCTGGTCTGTTACTGCAAGAATGGCAAAGGCATTATTGTTATGCACTGTCAGGCGCTCAGAGTGGCCTACGCTGGTGCCATTTACAGATAGCCAGTAATACACTGTCTTGCTGGCCGCACTGCTACTCTTTATCTGTATGTGCCCAGTAATGCTGTAAACCCCTGCCTCAACAAAGTCTATTCGAGTGTTGTCAGATGCGTTAACAGAGATGCCACCATTAGTGCTGGTAGAGTTAAACGGTATCTGATACGCAGTATCGGCAGAGGTAGCTACTTGGCTAGTAGTGCAGGCTATTTCTCCGTAACCGTCAGCTAGTACAATTTGCCGCCACTGGTTGTCTTTAGAGATAACCGGGTATCCTTCCCTATCCCATAGAATTATCCCGTCATCGACAGGGGAGTCCCCGGCAACATAGAAAACCAGTTTCGACTTAGTTCGCACCAAGTAATCATTCAGTCTGTCTGCCCACCGCCGGACATCCAAGCCTCCTGCGGGTGGCGGCCTTTCAGCTAGACTCATCTTTTCGCTCCGGGGCTGACTTCTAAGCGCATAGCTCCAGCTCTCCAGTTGGTTGTTTCTTGGCCTTCTATTTTCATGCGAACCTGCCTCCCCTGAAATCTAACTGAGGTCGGATTGGATAAATCAAAAGGCCCATGCGTAGTTGCCGGTGCAGTAGGATATAGTCTAGTGGTAAAGTAAACGTCTGCGCTTTCCAATGATGTCACATCCGGAATAAGCCGCGTCACTTTCATTAAATCCTCCCCAGACGCTCCGATCATCAATGGACCAGTCTCGGCATAAGGCTTATCACTGTCGTAAGAAAACCCAGTTTCTTGGTCGTATAGCTTTCCATCAATTCCAAACCATATTGGATTGTTGAATACGCCAACATCAAACCCAGCCGACCGAGCCATTTTCCCTACTGTCCAGATGTCTTCTCTGTAGTCATACGCAACATAGCTGTCATTGTCTTCAGCATCGGTGCCGGTAGAGTAGAACCACCAAATCTCGTTATGTTGAGCATTGTGGACGCCAAACACTTTACTGTTTTGCGACTTGTTTATATTGTCAAACACCTTGTCATGGACGGCGCACTGTAGCTCTCTTACGCCTGAGCCATCATACGCAAAGAAGCCGTTATTCCCCATCCAGAAAGCCCCTTCGTGGATTCCTACAGCAGACATTCTAGATATGGCGCCACAGGAACCGCTTACTCTTTCAAAGCCGTAAACAAAGGGAGGGCCACTGTAAGTTGCAACGTGGGCATCCGTTGTTGTCAGAATCAGCGTCCGCCCTCGAACCTTTACTGCCTGCTGTATTCTTCCTGTTGTTGTTAGCTCGAAGTCACCGGCCTGATTAGTAGCTGTTGGCGTCCAGTCGGTGTTGTCTTCTCTATCGCACCACTGAACCTTTCTTGGGTTGTTGCCTGCCCCTAACGCAAATATAAATCTTTCTTCAGTTACAACAATTGCATCGTTGTTAACGGGGGCGTTAGAGAGGGCAGTTGGGAGAACGGATGTGTTCAGTTGCCACTCGTATATTTTCCCATCCTCAGACGAGCAAGCAACCAGATACTCTCCAAAGTTGCCCATAGACCATGACGTAGCTTCCGCATAAAAAGAATCATTGGCCCTTTCTGTTCCATAGTCTTCTTCACCGAAATCCGCTCCACCGTACCCGGTATTGGAGGCTTGACCAGCAGTCCCTGTAGTTAAGCCTACAGGCGTCAGAGACGTTTTAACGTTGTCCTGATATATGTGCGACAAAGAATTAAATGTGCCAGCAACTATATGCCTGCCCCCATTGTTGTCGGTCCAAACATGGCAACCTCTTGGGACAGCGCCAACGGTTTCAGTTCCGCGCTGTAACCATCCGCCAATTGGCCTAAGAGAGCCTTGATCCCAGCGTACTAGGCTTGCATCCAGCCATCTATTTTTGCTGTCTAGGTCTGTTCCGGTGCGATAAACGCCGGGCGGTATTTCTAATGTTATTAGCGCCATTTCTATTTTCTCATATTCATTAGTTTGCTTGCGCCTTTGATGCCAAAGCTGGCTGAGATGGCCACAAACAATAAATACTGATACCACTCTGGCAGATCATTGAGGGCCGCAAATGCTTCTTTGACTCTATCAACTACAGTCATGTCACCAACTACTATCGCATACCCAACCATGAAGATTGGCACCGCTAACACAATAGTCCAGAACTCGTCCTTCCAGCTATTGGCAGAAGCATCAGCCATCTTAGCTTCCCAGTCAGCATCATTCTGAATCACGTTCATTTTTGCTTCGTGTTTGGCTTTGGCCTGATCAGCCTTGTTCTTTAGGAACCCGCCTGCTAATTCTGCAATGGGGCCAAGTAATAGTTTGAGCATTACAGTATGCCTTTCTCAATTAAGAATAAACCGATTATCAGTGGGTAAATACCCCACAGCATCATTTCGCTTTTCTTGAATCGCTGTGATCCCTCTTCTAACCGCTTCTCAATGTTCTGATAGCGAATTAAACAGGTCTTCTCATGCTCCTCAATCCTAATTAGAGCTTCCTTAACCGTTGCCATGCATGGCTCCTAATATTAGTGCGAATAAAAAATAAACAGCATATCCAAGTACAGCTATCCCGGCGATCTGAATGCTATTCCAAAAGAATGCCTTGCGCTTCCTAGCCTGTAGATACACGGTCTTCTCTCTCTGGTCTTTGATCTTGCGCCTGAGTGCCACCAGTTCTTTATAGCCCTCTGGACCATAGGTGTACATCAGCAGTTCTCTGAGTTCTGCTTCCTGTTGCTTGATCTTTTTTTCGTGCGCGTATATCTCCATTGCTTCCTGCTCAACACTTTTAGAAGCAATAATTCGTTTGAAGAGAGGCGGGTTTTCTGCCCTGCGCTTGTGCTCATTAAGATCAGCAACGGCTCCGTACCACCGACCCAACTGGGAGAGAGTATCTTCTACTCCCTTCCCAGCCTTAACCATGCGCTGTATAGTGCCAAAAGCATTGGTCGCTATACTAATCGCTGTTATCGGGTCGATCATTCAGAAGCCCTTCTATTCACTCAGATGCTGATCGGATGTCTTTAGCAATTCCTTCGACAGCAGTTGCAGACCCTTTGCCTATACCCTTAGCGGTATCGGTAACCATTGTCTGTGCTGAGTCTACAGTGCTAGTGACAATCTCTTGCGATCCATCAATAGCGCCGTTGAAAGTGTTGCAGCCAACTAAGGCCAATAAAACGATAGGTAATAAAATTTTCATTTGTTGCTCCAGTTATTGTGAGTCAGAATCTAATGATTCTTGAATAGTAAGTTTAGTTCTTGATTCAGTTGTGTGTAAGTCCATCACATGCTCATTATAAATAATAGGGCATGAAAAATCACCTGAGCCAAAGTCGTGAGAATAAGTTCCAGATATTCTAAGCTGGCCGTCAGATGGGGTGTCGTATGTTAGGGTTATATCCATATCTTTACTCGTTTATTGTAACGTCAGAAGTTCCAGAACCGTCCCATTGCGATGCAAAGTTTGCAAGGTCTCCAGAGGAAAAGTCGTTAGAAAACCATCGCCATTCTTTACGACCAGTTGCTCCAGAACCTGACGTAACAATTGTAGCTGCTGCGGGAGTTAGGTTTGCTGTACCGCCTGTAATTTCAACATCTACAGAAGTAAACCAATCATTAGCAGGCACTGTACCGTCTGATGCATTATAAAGGATAAACCAAAAAGCGGAATTGCCTTGCTCAACGCCACCGCTTACAGATACCCTTCGGTAAGCATCGCGAATAGGATGTGACTTACCCGCGACTGTTAGGCTAGTAGGCGATACAGAACCAACATCTGGGTTGCGCTCTTCACGAAAACCATAATAGACCGCAGCCGTAAATGTGTCCGTACCTTCTGTTACAGTAAAAGACTGTCCGGCACTTGCTCCATACCACTCATTGAAAGACATCTCAACACCGTCAGCTTTTCCTATTAGCGCACGGATGTCAGCATCATTAATGCTGGCTAGGGTTGCCGTAGTTCCGCCAGCCTCGATGTGTATCTCATTGAGACTTATTGTGCCACTAGCCGGTAAAGCCATTAGATTGTCCCGTAAGCCGTTACGTTACCTACTACAGTTAAGTTACCAGTTGTATCCAACTTGGCCTTAGACGTGCCGCCATAGCTTATAATCAGGTCATTACCTGAGACTGAGAACTGCCAGTCACTTGCTCCACCCTCAATGGTTGGGGTAGTAAGCGCAGGAGATGTTAGGGCTTTGTTCGTCAGGGTCTGTGCGCCAGTTAGAGTTGCAACAGTAGAGTCTATGTTTAGGGTAGCAGATCCGCTGGTAGCGCCACCTGATAGACCTGTGCCTGCAACCACAGCAGTAATATCACCGGTGTTGGTGGTGTACCCAGAATCGTTAGTCCACTGCGAGATGTTGCCTGATTTGTTGGTCAGGGTCGCTGTGCTAGAGGCTGTCAAATACGTTGATAGATCAGGCGGAGTATAAGTAAACACGCCATTAGTATTATTGTAAGCTAGGTTAGCTGTGCCAGCAGATGCAACTGTAACGGAAAGATCAGTTAAGGATATTCCGCCACCACCGCCAGACTGTGCAACCCAAGAGAATGACCCATCGCCATCAGACGCTAATACCTGACCAGACGTTCCGTCACCTGACACATTAAGCTGTGTCGCGCCAATGCCATTATCGGTTACGTTAAGAGTCGCAGAGCCGCTAGTAGCACCACCTGATAGGGCAGTCCCAGCTACAACCGCAGTGATGTCGCCTGTGTTTGTTGTATAGCCAGCGCCATTAATAAGCTCATTGTTGTTAGTGGGTATTGTAGGCTTACCTGTTAGGTCAGCGTATGCCCCAGAGAAACTAGAGGTTCCATATCCTGAATCATTAGTCCACTGGGATATGTTGCCAGACTTATTTGTAAGGGTGGCAGTGCTACTCGCTGTCAGGTAAGAGGAGAGATTTGGTGGCGTGTAAGTAAATACGCCCGTGCCGCTGTTGTACGCAAGATTAGCCGTGCCAACCGATCCAACGGTGACCGACAGATCTGTGAGCGCAATCCCTCCTGCACTGGACCAGTAAGCGTTAGCACCAGATCCCGCGCTAGTTAAAACCTGCCCAGACGTTCCTGTGCTATTTGTCAGCTCTATCTGCCCGGTAAGGTGGACATTTTGCAACTGTGTTCCGCCAGAAAGAAGGCTGTCCAGAGAATCCAAGTTGTTGTTTAGCTTGGTGCCCCACGTTCCGTCTGAGCCGTCAACCTCGGGCTTTACTAGGCTATACGTCGAAGTATTAGAGTCGGCCATTGTCTACTCCTATGCGCTTTCTAATGCAGAAATTCGCGCTTCAAGCTCTTGCACGGTTTTAACTAAAAGAGGCACAAGCTTAGCCTGATCTAATCCCTGTAGTTCCATCTCGGTGTGCTCTACACCGTCTTCATCTACATAAGTGTGGGTTGCGTCTTTTACTCCTGAAACAGCATCTGGAACAATAGCTTGCACCTCATGCGCGAGGAAGCCGTTAGTCCTTTCTTCGCTGAACGTCCACTTAAAGTTAATTGGGTTAAGCTGTAAAAGAGACGCGGTAGCGCCATCTATATCTTGTACATCTTCCTTAACCCTGTAGTCTGACGTTGTTGAATATACTGTGGCTCCAGCACTCAGCGATATGTGGCCAGCAACATCTCCAGAACTCCGCTTAAATGTCTGCAAATAAATATTAGAACCCGTGTAAGCGGACCTTGCCTGAAACAAAGCGTTAGGCGCATTAATCGTTGGGTCTGACGATGTGCGAAACTCGGCGTTCTTGGCAGAATAGAGCGTGTTTTTTACGGTTGTGCCAGAGGGGGTGACTACTATAGCATCAGCATATGCCGTTAGGTTGTCGGGGTCTGACATCTGGATTGAAAATAAACCATCAATTCCGCCAATCTTTGGAGCCAAATTTTGCCCTACAGCGTTGTCTGACTCAAACGACATCATTGCATTGGAATTTTGGGTAGTGCCTGTGTTTTTAACAACAAAAACAGGGTCTTGGTTTTCTGCGTCTGCCTTTACCTGCACGTTACCACTACCAGCTATGTTAAGTAAGCTGTTTGTGCCATCATGGTAAATCTCAAGATCTGTTCCAGAGCCGAATGTAGCCTTAACATTATCGTTGAGTTGGGCGCCACCAGCAGGGGTAAGCAAGCCTGATGCAGACAGGGTCGTGAAGGCTCCGGTTGATGTCGCGTTTGCACCAACGGCAGTACCATCAATAGATCCGCTGTCAATGTCAATTCCGGTAAGAGGCAATGGCGTAGAGCCGCCAAGCAAATTGTCCAGCTTTGCCCAATTATCGTTTAAGTAACCACCCCAAAGATTGGTATCAGCGCCTACGGCTGGCTTGTTAAAAGTGTAATTAGTCGTTGTTGTTGCCATCTTAAAATTCCTAAATTTTAGTTTGCGTTAACCCAGCTTGCAGTGCCAAGCGGTTTATCAGTCCAAATTGCAGACCCTAATGTTGCATCTATCCATGTTGCCGGGCTAAGAGGTACGCCTGCCCATATATCAACAAAATTAGCCGAGGTGCTAGAAGTTTGCGTGCTGACAGTTTCCAGCGATATAGCTTCAACTAAGTCAGCGGACGTTGAACTAACCGTTGTGCTTACAGTTGCGTCAGCAGGGAATACCGCAGTCGCATACTTGTAATAGTTGTACTTGTATTGGCTATACAGCATATTAGGACAGCGTCACGTCTATTGCACTAACCGCGAATGCCGCAACCTCTCCAGCGTCTATAGTCCTGCTCGTTGTAAGCGCAGAGGAGTTAATCATATTGCCACCAGACAGGCTGTCCCAAATACCAGCGTGAGTTATTGTTCCGTAACTTGCCTGCGCGTTAAAAGCAACACTGTCTGCGTTCGATGCCGTGCCACCAGCAACCGTGAACCCAGTAGATTGCCGCTGGTAACCCGTCGCTGTAACCTCATGCCCTCCAGAAGTAGGATCTGCGGTATGCAATGAAATGTACAAAGTTCCTGCCGGGCTAATAGTGTCACCTTTAAAAAAGTGCCTCATAACCCTGCTTTCTAGATATGGAGTGAAGCTCATTAGTGAACCCCGTAATAGTATTGATTGCGAGAGCGCCCGGTGTCTAACCCTTTAACCCTCATGGATAAGCCAGATCCGCTGTATTTTGCCTTCTCTGACTCTTCGTTCAACTTTAATACCGATGTAGCGTACATTTGCGCCCATACAGCAACTCTAGCGTCATCGCCCAAGTAAGGAGATGCCGCAACCAAAGCCCCGTACAGATACACGTCTGGTGCGTTTAACAGCAACCAGTTAGTTGCGTTTGATCCACTTAACTCTGGAAGCTTTTGGAAATAAATCAGCTCTACATCAACTGATGAGCTTGGGGATGGCCACACCTCAAACTGAGTCTCAACGTGCCGATAATATCTTGGCTCACCCGCTACGTTCTCGCTGCTAGCTCTACGCTCATCCATTGCCATGCCGCTTAGGTACTGCAAAGGCATAGTGCCAGAGCCAGTAGATTTTAGGCGTATAGTCTCTACCCAGTCATCCGGTCTGGCAAGATATTGCGTGGTCATTGTAGAGGTTGCTCGATTCTCCATCCGCCAGTGGCGTACATCACGATTGATCTGAGACTCAGCAAGCGCGATAAACGTAGGAACGATTGCCGTTAGTTGTTCATTGCTTAACCAATCAGAAACTGCCGCTTTTAGTCCAGCATAAGTAGTCAGCCCGGTGGCAGTGTCTGGTGTTCTTATCCCTTCAACAGACTTGTCATACAAAGAAGCCCACAAAGGTATCCGAGAATCATCCTTAAGATACGCCTCCGCTTCTACAAGAGAACCATATAAGTAGGCGTCAGGGTAAGATGTCAAAAAATCGTTAGTAGAAACTGAATCAGAAAGCCCGACTATTCCCTGAAACTTTCTCTTCAGCTTAGATTCTGCTAGTTCAATAAAAGAAGGTATTGAATCGTCGATATCTGGACGATCCAGCCAATCACTGATTGCCGCTTTCAACCCTGCGTAGTTAGAAAGATCTGAGCTTGTGTCGGGTATTCGTATTCCAGCCACTGCTTGATCGTACAAGCCTGCCCACAAAGGAATGCGAACGTCATCCTTCAGGTATCCTTCAGCCTCCACCAGAGAGCCATACAGATAGGCATCTGGGTAAGAAGTCAAAAAACTGTTGCTGGTGTTGGAATCAGAAAGCGCAGTTATCCCTTTAAACTTTCGTTTAAGCTTGGACTCCGCCAATTCAATGAAAGCAGGTATTGAGTTATCAATGTCTGGCCGGTCAAGCCAGTCACTGATTGCTGCTTTCAATCCCGCATAATTAGAAAGATTTGCGTTTGTGTCAGGAATCCGAATCTCGGCAACAGACTGGTCATACAGAGCAGACCAAACGGGAATGCGAGCATCATCTTTAAGGTATGCTTCAGCTTCTATTAGGGAGCCGTATAAATAGGCATCCGGATAAGACGCTAGAAAATCGTTGCTGGTGTTTGAGTCAGAAAGTGTAGAGATTCCCCTAAATTTCCTTTTAAGCCTAGACTCTGCCAGCTCGATAAAGGAAGGTATCGAGTTATCAATATCCGGTCTATCCAACCAGTCGCTTATTGCGGCTTTTAATCCTGAATAATTAGACAGGTTTGAGCTGGTGTCGGGAATGCGAATCTCGGCTACTGCTCGCTCATATAGGCCTGTCCACAGGGGAATACGAACATCATCCTTGAGATATGACTCAGCTTCTACGAGCGCCCCGTACAAGTAAGCATCCGGGTAAGAGGTTAGAAAATAGTTTGTAGTGTTTGAATCGGTGAGCGTGGTTATTCCTTTAAACCTTCTCTTGAGCTTGGATTCTGCCAACTCAATAAAAGATGGAACTGAACCATCAATGTCCGGTCTGTCTAGCCAATCACTGATTGTAGCTTGCAGTCCTGCGTAATCAGACAAATCTGAGTTTGTATCAGGGATGCGAACACTAGCCACCGAGCTGTCATACATGCTAGCCCATAACGGAATACGAGCGTCATCTTTAAGATATGACTCGGCCTCTATGAGTGCGCCGTACAAATACACATCAGGATAGGACGTTAGAAAGCTGTTTACAGTGTTTGTGGAGGAAAGATTTGTGATTCCCTTAAACTTTCTTTTGAGCTTAGATTCTGCCAGATTAATGAACGAGGGTATGGAACCGTCAATGTCGGGGCGGTCCAACCAATCACTAACTGCGGCCTGTAATCCTGAGTAGCTAGAAAGGTTTGAGTTTGTATCAGGAATGCGGATTTCAGCTACTGCGCGATCATATAGACCCGTCCATAGCTGTACGCGCTCATCTGCCCCCAGAAACGGCTCTGCTTCCATTAGAGAGCCGTATATGTAAGCGTCCTGATACTTTAGAAAGAATGGCGTTGTCGGATTCGCTGAGCTAATTGTTCCAACATCACGGAACCCTTTAGCCAAGCGCTTTTGCGCCAAATCGATAAAATCTGATATCTGGTTTGTTAGATCATCCCTGTTCAGGTAATCAGCAACCGTTGCCTTCAGATCCGAGTAATTGTTAAGTGCCATAGTATCTCCAGTCAATGCCCGATTTTAACATTATTTTCACCCCAGCGCTTGATTGATGCTATAATCTCTGCGCGATTTAATCCTACTTGCGGCATACAGCTAAACAGGAGACTACTAATGCCATATAAAGATGTAACCTACGACAACGGCCTCACTGAGCGCTTTTACTACGATGAAACCCCTCTCGAGGAAGCTAAGCGCATGGCCAGAATAAACCGTGTTGCTAAATTCCCGTCAGCAAACCATCGCTCTTCTGTGCATCGTCAGAGCTCATCTGAGAAATCACAGCGGGAGACAAAACGCCCATAACAGCAACCGGCAATAATTCTTTGTTTTCAAGCGCGACCCGCAGGCCTTCAATACCTTTTTCTACTAGTATTTTTCTTGCGGTTCGCACATCTTCTCTTTGTGGTAAATTCATTGCATCATCCCGGCTTATGTTTGCCAGTGCTTTGCGTTGCAATGCAGGCTCGACATTCAAGGCAAATGTAGGATTCTCATCGAGCTTGTCTAAAAATTGTTTAGTTGCCGCCCCTGAACCTTGCCCCGCTTGCCAAGCGCTTTCGTAGTCTTCGTAGCCAGTTTGTATTTTTGCTCGAGTAACTTTAGCTCCTGTTAGCCCCTCAATTTGTTGACCTAGCTCACCTTTCAGCTCTTTACCTAATGAAGAGCCAGTGCGTTCTGCGCCTATTGGTGTATAAATGTCGCTAATTAAATTAACACCCTTACCAGTGTCTACCGCAAAGAATCCATACTGTTCAGCTAATGCACTTAGCTCTGCCATTTTCTCTGGCTCAGGTGACTGGTCGAGATCGATTGTAATCCCGGTGCGCTCAGAAACTTTTGTTTGGCTATCAGGTATTACACGGTGATATGCGCCGGCGTTTTGCACATCTATATATGCCCGGCTAGACTCGCCAATATCTAATAATCGCGCCTCTGTAGGTATTACTTCTCCGCCGCTTGACTGCACTAATGGCCTTGCCACCTTACCCGGGTTTATTTCTAATATTCCGGTCGATTGCGGCGTATATGCTCCCACCATCGTTTGTGTAGGTTCTGCAAGTAGTCCGCCGCTTGAGTACAAATCATCAATACCCTTAGAGCTCATCCAACTGGCAACATCCTCAAACTCTTGGCGCTTATCATACGGTAGTCCTAACAGGCCCTCGAGCTGACCAGTGCCTGCGCCGGGTGCCTGCTCGTAGGTAGCATTGACAGCGTATTTATCTGCAAAGTCTCCATAGTGTGTCGCGGCATCTTCTCCAACAATATCACCCGCCCTGATCTTAGCGCCTGACCATGCCGCCGCTTGCGTGTTCAAATTATCCCAGTCTGTTCTGCCGTCTAGCTTCATTTGATTTAAACGATCTTGGATGACCAGCATGTTTTCATCCATAAAAGCGTGTTGCTGAGGGCTAAACCCTGCGTCCCACGGTTTTCCATCAGGGTGAGTGTACCCAAACGCCCTACCCTGCCAAATGTCGTTTACAGCCGTGTCTGCCTGCTCCGGGTTCCAAGACACGCTTAAATTGTCTGCAAATGGTTGCCGCTTAGGCCCCAGTCGAGAGCGCTCACCAGATAAAGCATCTTCGATTAGTGGGCTCTGGTTACCGGGGAATCGGCCAGTTGCCACAGGTAGTCCTGCGGCTTTTTGGTTTATTCCTTTTATGGCAAACCCAAGGTTGCTGTCTACGTTAGTCCCCTGAGAGGTTATTCCAATTGCATCTGCAACACCTTGTCTCTGACCCGGCGGACTGACTTGATTAATCCAGTTGCTACTATCCTGATACCAGTCAGCCCCAGCCCGACCCAAATCGACATCACTAATGTATGACGCAATCATAGACTCTACCTTCTCTGGAGTGTCTACCCCGGCAGGACCTCCAATATACTGTCCGGTGGTTGCCACTCTTTCTCCAGACTTGCCTACGCCCTCACGGCCTACTTTGGTCAATAGCCCGTCTATTTCTGAAGCCATAGACTCTACATCAAAATCATCACCTTTTTTTGCTATTTCCTTTATAGACTTTGAAAGGCTGGGACCAACAGCAGGTATAGCTGACATTAGGGTAGCTGTGCCGTTGACGACCATGCCCAGAGTGTCGCCTGACTGTTTTGCATCCGCATAGTCGGTTAGCGCAGTAAGAACGCCTACCGGAGTAAAATCTACAACGGCAGATACATTGCGAGCCCTTCTGTAATCCTCTCTGCCTCCCCCAAGCATCTCACCCAAAACACCTTCATAGGTTTGCCTTATTCCGGTTGGAATGCCCTCAATATAGCCAGCCCCAGACCGCGCTATCTCTTTATCTCGCTCAGTTATGCCTAAGCTATCTACGACCTGATTAACCCGGTCTTGCGAAGACTGGTTGTAATCGCTGGCCATATATCCTGCACCCAATAATCCCGCAACACCCGCCGCATCGCCAAGTGCCGCATTTGTTCGACTTCCCCGCTCTGGTTGCCTATAAAAATTATATCGGGTATCAACCACATCCTCGAAACTTGTAATTGGATCGTCTTCCGGGCGGAATATCTGGTTCGACGATGGCACTGACTCAGTCTCAAATGGCGCTACTTTGCGCAATCCATCTGGGCTCATGGCCCTGTCGCGTAACTCGACGTTGCGTGCTTCTACCTCTCCTGTGGAAGCGAGATACATATTAAAAGGATTTTCAGTGCCCGCTTTTGCGCTTTCCGCTCTAAACCGATCAGCCTTCATCTTAGCTAGGCGTAGCAGGTCCCGCTTCTCTCTATCTTCTCCACTTAAAGTAGAGAACCCGTATTCATCTTTTTCAAGATATGCCTCATCCAGCTTTTCTAACTTTTTCTCAGCACTTTCAGTCCAACGGTCAGAATAAAACTTGTCGTTCTCAAACAGTTTAGCGTTAGCGCCTTCTGCAAAATTCTCCCTTTTCTGGATGACGTGCTGTAACTCATGCAGGATTGCTGCACGCTGTTCTTGCGGAGAGCTAAGAGCGCTGACAGTGATTGTTGAACCATCAAAGTATCCTTCTCCCGGTGGCAACTGGCTGTCGAAAACTACTCGGGTTTTTCCAAGTTCGCCAACACTTCTAAAGCCATACCTAGATTCGGCATCAGCAAAATCAGCTTCGCCGAGATTAAATCCTGAATCTACATCTTGTACGTCAACATCATATTGCGATAACAACTCAGGATCATCAACAATCTCATCAAGCCTCTTTACGATTTGGGTCTCATCCGTCTTGGCAAAATCCACATCTGGCAAATTTATTTTTGTGTTAGTGTTTGGTAGCTCTGTGCGCCACTTGCCATCTTGCGCCCCTTTATACCAACCAGTCTTTTCGATAATTTCTTTTGGTGACAATCCCTCTGCTTCCATTTTTGTAGCCATGCCTTTTAAGTCTGCACGGCTTGCACCAAGTCTTGAAAACACCCCCACAATGCTTGCATCACTCTCTTCGCTCATTCCTGCACCGAGCAGTCCTACCATAGCGACTGGGGCGGCCTGACGTATTGATATGTTGTCATACACTGGATGCTTTTTGCCTCGCATCTCGATCTCGCCAACCTTCTCGCCTAAGTTTGCGTGGCCCTTTCTTGTGGGCTTGAGTCTAGGCTCACTGGCTTCATTAGGATACCTAGCCAGCTCCACACCTTCAGGGAAATCAGTGTTTAACGTGTAGTAGTGGTTTTTTCCGTCATTGACAGAGACAATTGGGAAGCCGCCATCTGGGTCTGGATCATAACCTTCAGGAGCCTGAGTCCATTTCCAGCCTGTCTTTTTCTTTGCTAGATTTGTTTTTATTTTTCGCCCGGGTCCTTTTGCGTCAGGGATGTTTGTGGCTTGCATGGGCGCAATCTGAAACTTTGGCTTTCCATCAGGGCCAACGCCTAGTTGTGCGCTCTCCGGGTATTCCCCGGTAATGTCTTTTGGCCCATCAGGTCCCATCTCTAAGTATCTGCCTCCCGGGGTCTGCCCGAACGACTCTAGAAATGGCTTGTATGCTTTATCATTGGGGTCAAACATTCTCTGAGGTGCAGGGAATACGTTTCGCAGTAATCCAGCAGTACCAGCGCTTACATCTTCAGTGATCTGATTAGCAGGCTGTGTTGATTGTCCCAGCAGGCCAGAAACCTCTTCTACGATCTCCCTAGCCCTATCCCTAAACATCCGCTTTGCCATTGTGCCACCTTGATTGATTGATGTGGCCGATTATATCACGTTTTAAACGATTCCCTGAAGGTTCCTACGGATTGGAGCGTCCCAGTTAGACGTAGCCCTGTAGCCTATCGCCAAGTACCTTAAAGCGTCCGCACAGTGGCTTGTCCAGTCATGCAAAGGCCGACCCCTCCACGTCATTCCCTTGTCATCATAATCACGCCTGTACTGTCTCAGCGCATCTACACCGCGCTCGCATTTAGCCTCATCAAACCAACACCGGGGAATCAAGGACCGCACAGCTTGTATGCCATCATCAACATTAAGTTGCGGCGCTATTGTCACCGGTCGCACCCCCAGAGCATCTAGAGTTTCAAGTCGAGACTTTCCTGTGCCAAGCTCTCGTACCCTCACATCGTGCGGCAGAATATGGCTATCGTATATGTAGCCCTTTTCGTTCAATATGCGAGCATAATGGTCCAGACCTACACCACTGCATTCATAATAGTCTATAAGGCGCACCTCAGCCCCTACAAACTGCGCAAACCATATAGAGGTAGAATCACCTACCCCGAGATCCCAAGCCGTTACAACGCCAACAGAGCGGTCGTATGGCACATTGGTAATTCTAGACTGCGCCGTGGCCTCACGCATCTCTACGGCATAATACGCACCGTCAGCGTGGACCAGCATCTGACCTTCCCAGATGTGATCATAAAGATCGGGTCTGTTCTTTTTATCCTCTAGCCGCTCAGTCTCTAAAACCTCCGGAAAGAATGGGTTGTCTCGCCAGTTGATCTCAGATATTCGCATGGACTCTGGCGGGCTTAATCTAAACCGCCTATGCGTTGCAGAGTGCTTTGTCTCAGGGTTCCATGTGACCCAGATCTCAGAGTCCTCTTCCCGCACGGTAGGTATTAGCTTCTGCCAAGCGGTATCAGATACTCCCTCGGCCTCATCAACCCAGCACAGGATAATTCTAGCTTTGGATTTGATGCTATCTAGGTTTCTGCGCAACCCGGCAAACACATAGCTAATGTTGCCGTCCTTAGACCTGATGTACTTCTCGCCCATCTCGTAATAGGCGGCAAGCCAAGGAACACTGCGTATGGCAGACTTGACCTCCTCCAGAGAGGATTCATCCAGAGAGTTTAGGTGTTCTCGAGCACATAGGATCTGGCCCTGCTTTCCTTCCATCCCCCACTGGTAACCACGGACCGCAGTCATCAACGCAAACGATCTAGTCTTGGCGGACCCTCGGCCACCGTAGGCGCACCTGTACCGAGCCTCTCCACTGAAAAGGTCTACGATCTTGGGTGGCAGGGATATCTCAGCTTGGCTCATCGGATAGGGGCTCAGCTACAAGTTTGATAACGGTAGGCTTGAACGACTCGTCAGATGACGTGTGATCAATTTGCTGTTTGTCTCCATACTTGCGCGGTGACATTCTAGCTACCTTCCACTTGCGTGAATCTATCCTAAGTTTTGCTCGGTTGATTTGATTAGAGTCAGACTCATCGCCCAGCTCATCAGCGATATCTACGATCTCATCAAAATAGTAATCAGCCTGAAAGTCTCTAGCCCTCGCGTACTGTTCCGAAAACTCTTTCTTGTCAGGGTCTGTTACCCACTTCATCAACGTACTTATCACAGGCATAGAGTCATCACGGCAGATCTGTCGGGCGCTTTCACCCAGTGCTAGTCTGCGGCAGATGGTGCTCGAAAGCTCATCAGTAAATATTGTTGGTCTCATTCTTCACATATACAAGGGCTCTGAAAACATCTACAGGCCCTTTCCAGTCGTTGTCTACATAGGTGTATCACATCATCAAGCAGTAGCTGGTCGCGATCATAGAGCGCCTGAGCTAGTTCTTGCACAAGTTCTAGGTCCGCGTCGCTAAGGTCACTGCCAATGATAAATTTGCTCATGGCTGGATTATACCACTATTGGTCATCTTGTATCTGCTCTGACCAACTAACTTCAATTGGAGCCCCTAGGTGGCAGGCAGGGCAAAGTCCATATGCTGTGTCCTGCTCTTTACTTAGCCAATACTCTAGGCCGGTCCCGCAATCATCACAAAATACTCTGGTCAAGGTCATGCCTGACGTTGGCTTTTCCTGTTTTTTTAACCAGCGGATGTTGTCCATTAGTCGCATACCTCATCTTCATCCATATAAGTCCTAGCTAGGTAGTCTAGGCTAATCGGCATCTCATCAAACTCACCGTCCTTCACCTCGTTGAGCATCCAGATACCACGCCAGCTATTGTTAGTCTGATAGTTGAGGTAATCTTCTGCGTGCGTGTAAAAGATCCCTGCGAATATCCCGGTCAATCTCTTACCATCAGCCCTCTTGTTGAACGCTATGGCTCGGTCCTGAACGTGGCCCATCACCGTGGACATATGGAGCTTCTTTAGCATTAAATCAGGGCTCGACACAGGGCGGCCCATCACACCTGAGCAATGGTAGTGGGCATAACAAACGCCATCAATCACTACAGGCTTCAGGAAGTCATAAACCTCCCAGCCCATCTCCTTGAGCATCAAGTCATCATAGCTCATCAGGCCCTCTAGCTTAACGTCAGCATCAAGAGCCCGCTCGATACGGTACTCATGGTTGCCAATGGTAAACACCAGCCGAGGGTTCCACTGCTTCTTCTTGTCGTTCTTAAGCTTGGCCTGCTCCTCCCTGATAGGGTCTAGGAAGGCTCTCATTGCGCTTATACCGGCGTTGACGTCCTCGACATACCTACGCCCCTCGAAAGACTTACTGCCCTTAGCGTCGTGCTGAGACAGCGAGGGAAAGTCCCAATGGTCTCCAATGTGGACAATGACATCTGGTTTTGTTTTGACGGCATACAGTCCTGCCCAGCGGAGATGTTCCCAAGACTGACCCGGTTTTGTTTGGGTGTCAGGGATAACCATATGGCGAGGCAATGGCTTGCCTTTTCTGCGTTTGAATAAATCTTTGAGGTAATCGAACATAGGGGGTAGCCCTCCGTGGCTATATTGTACACAAGTTGATCACTAGCGCAATGGGGCTGTATCTGCTTCCAATATGGCTTCGATAGCCAGCTTTTGTTGCGGGTTTACCCAGATGTTAAGCTCGGTCATGCCCTCGTTATTTCTGCGCTCTCGCATCTCTCGCATTATCTGAGCCTTTGGCTTCGGGCCGCTGTCGGATGCTTTGTTAAACACTGCGTCAAAGTTTTTATCAAAAGCCTCTTTGTCTGGCATTGGTCTTGGAGCTGATCCCTTACCCATTTTGCACCTCCATAAAATACTCGCTGACGATACAGTCTTCGCCGTACCTATTTTTCACTTTTATCCTTGAGCTAAGAATAACCTCGCCATCTCGCTTCAGTTCAAAAATCCTAGCGGCCACCTGAGTGATGCCAAGCTCATTAAAAGCGTTCAGGCAGGTCAGCTTTTTCCCTTGTTGTAAGTAATCCAGCACTCGTTGTGATTGCGTCATTACAGGTCTCCTCCGTAGTTGTGTTCCAGCCCCATCTCATCGAGGATAACACCCTCAATGCGATCTTCAAGCCATAGGTAAAGATCGTTGCGGTAACACTCAGCAAAAGAAAGATGGCGATCACCATTAAAAGCACCGATAAGGCTATCACTTTCAAAGTCACCTGTAGCTTCGCTGAAATAAAATACATCCTTATTACCTCTCTCGGCTATCTGATGCTTCTCCGAATAGTCCTGCCTGATCTGAATCATTAGCTCCGCAAACTGCTGATCAGTCCCGTCTCGGTAAAGAACGTTAAGCAACTCCAGAGAGCGCTCATAAGCGCATTCCGGGAAGCAATCATCGAGCCACGTTTTATGCGTAGCGAGCCAAGTATACACTGCATGGTCTAAGACCGCTTCAGGCAAAGACGCTAGGCAGTGATCCCAGTCGCTAGGAATGTGCCATGCAATAATTTCATCAAAAGTAGTGTTTTTCATTTTGTTCCCCTTATATATTTGTTTTGATTACATCAACAGCATCTGGAAGATCAGCGTAATACAGAGCCTCTTCAAGAGCACCTAAGCCAGCAGAGAGAACGTGTGACCGCACAAAATACTGCACAGTCTCATCGCTGTCAGCCAGCATTTTCTTGGCCATTAACTGCTTGATAGTTTCTACATCTACATCCAGAGTCATTTCAATTTTAATTTTCATTTTGTTCCCCTTACCTATCTCGTTAGTGAGGCTACATGATAACCCGGTAACAGTTACCATGCAACCCCTTTAGGTTAAACAGCAAGTTGCTCAGAAACCTTGTTGTAGATCCCTTCGCAGAAAGAGTTGGCCACCAGATCGCTAATCAAGATCATTGGGTTGCCCTCAGAACCGTTGGCGTAGATCAGGTAGAACCATCCGAGTTCGTTGCCATCCTTGTCGAAGGGAATGACAATATCTTCACCAGTGCTCGACATGGCCTCAAGGATCTCGATGAAGTCTGCAGACTGCTCAAGGCAATAATCCTCACCGTCATTGAT